TACCGCTACTGCTTTTATAGCAGGATTTTCTATAGTTTTTAATAAACGTAGTATCTCCGGACGACTATCTAATGACTCGGCACTTCCTACTTCCCTATATTTATTCTCTTCCGGTATAGGACCACCCAAATGTTTCTCTGCATATTCTTCTATTATTTTGTCATGCTTGTCTAACACCTCTTCGACTGATAAAAGTGGGTCGTCAGTCCTTGATTTCCTTCCGTAGTCTAGTACTTCATAGTTGTAAAATCTTGGATATTCTTTATACATTGGTTAATTTCCTCCTCCTTTTGTCTTACTTTACAGAAAAGTATCCGATATTGCAAATGATTTGATAATTTAATCTAGATTTAAAATTCCGTGATATACCGTACGCAGGTGACAATGAACGTTGTTATATTACAATAGTAATCGGCACCTGCCCCGGTGCTTATAGAGAGGTGAGTATGGAGAAAGTATATAACTGCAAGAATGGAACAATTTACGTAACAATACCGGAGACTTGTGATCGAGAAAAACTTCGAAAGGTGACCGAGGATTTTCTCAAGAAAGTTATTTATGGGGGAATAGAAAATGGCAACAGTAATACGCGCAAAAATTTCAGAGAAAAATAAATACTATATCGATAAACATCGTTACTACGAACTAAAACATTTTTGTTTGCAGTATGGCGAATGGAAAAAAGCATATGCGAATTGTAACGAGTCTATTATATTTGCATCTAAGTTTGAGAAAGAATCTACAAGTAACGTTCCATCCGATATTACTGCAAAGTATGCGATTAAAAGAGCGTATTACGCAGGTCGAATTAAGATAGTGGAAAAAGCCGCTATGGAAGCCGATGAGTTCCTCTACCCTTATATTTTAAAGGGTGTAACTGAGGGTTTATCGTTTACTTACTTAAAATCTAGATTAGAAATTCCATGTAGTAGGGATACTTACTACGATAGATATAGAAAATTCTTCTGGCTACTCAGCGAGGCCAGAGGTTAAATTATATTTGAGAGGGTCTTTATGGCTCTCTTTTTTTTTCGCGTTAAATACAGTTCCTCTTATGAGAAAGTACTTAAAGGAGGAAGGACATGATGGAAGACATGAAACTACAACCTGGGCGCTTTATGAAGAGTATTATTACTAAAATCATCAAAACGATGGTACGTAAAAAACTTGGATATGAACTTGATATTCAGGTTAATGCTATCAACGTTGTGACAGAAGAAGGTAAAGTACGACTTCATCTTGATGCCGAGGTTGAAACTACCACAGAAGAATTTGTCAATATTATTAGTACTTACATGGATTGAGCCTAAAGAAACTTAGGCTCTTTCTTTTTCGCGAAATTTACAAATAGTATTATGAGAATAAAACTTATATTTTGAAAGGAGATTTTAGAAATGAAGGAACAGGCATTTGAGGGTAATAAGAGCATGGAACCTAAGGAGGAAAGAAAGGTTATCATGCCGGACGGCCAGATCGTGTCTTATGAGGAATTTCTGGAATGGCAAAAGAACGGTAGGTGATTCTCAAAAGATTGAGTCTAAGAAAACTTAGACTCTTTCTTTTTCGCGAAATTTACAAATAGTATTATGAGAGAAATACATATTTTTAAGGAGGTTACTCTTATGAACGAAAACACTAAGGTTGTGACGGCTGATGGTCGTGTAATCACGTGGGCTGAATTCATCGAGGAACAGAAGGCAGATAAGTAAATCTCAAAAGATTGAGTCTAAGAAAACTTGGACTCTTTCTTTTATTTTTAATCTAGGTTAGAACTATTCTCTAATCTAGATTTATATTTTCCATACGTAGGTTACCGGAAACGGTGCTAAATTAATAAAGTGAAAAATTCCCCGGTTGGAAATTTTGAAAAAACATTTTAGAAAGGAGTCTAATATGGAGTGGCTTATTTGGGTATGCGGGGTTTTCGTAGGGGTGTTTATTTCTATATTTTTGTCTAGAAAACTCAAACATGGGACCTTAAAAATCGATCACTCAAATCCGGAAAAAGACGTATATCGTTTCGAGATTGATGATATCGATAAACTTAATAGTAAACGATATATTACGTTGAGAATCGACCACAACGCTGATCTTTCGCAAAATTAACAACCACTATTATGGAAACGTAATTAACGAAAGGAGAAATGCGAAATGGAAATCGAATCTGTGCTGTTGAAGAGAATAGGTGACAATCTCGAAAAACTCAACGGACTAGAAATGGATAGCGAAGAATACAAGGCTACCGTAAACGAATTAAACTGTTTCATAGACCGGGCAATCGAAATGGAAAAGATTCACGTCGAATCTGAGAAAAATCAGAATGAGATGGCTGAAGAAAAGAAAAATCGATTGATCCAGAATGTGTTTACAGGCATTAATGTCGTAGGCGGTGTGCTGATTGTGATCTGGGGCACCAATAAGACGTTGAAGTTTGAAGAAACTGACATCGTTGCTACAACAGCAGGTAAGAAATTCGTTAACCGAATTTTTTCGTTCTTGCGTTAAGCAAAGCGAGAGGTTATGAAAAACATAGCCTCTTCGTTTTTCCCGAGGAGATGATTTATGCGTTACCATCATGAAAAACCTGCTATATATTTATCCCTTTACGGAGATATATACGAGTGTGATCATCCAGCGTATAGAAAATGCACCTTATTCAAAATAGGTAATAAAGGACTGGCAGTTATACAACAACGCTACGACGAACGTACGAAAACAACCTGGTGGACCGAAATAGATCCCTGGTTGACGGATGTTATATATTTACATAGCGAATTTATGAAGTTTTTCGAAGAGCGTGCAGGTCTGGCTACGGACGGTTTATATCCTACCGCTACTGTACGCCAAATAATGTGGGCTTTGAAGATGAAACCTCTTAAAAAAGAACGGTGGGAAACAACTTTCGATCGGCGAGCTATTTGATTCGCGAAAATTGCAATCGCCTTTATGAGAAACTATATTTGGAGGTTTTAACATATGAAGAACAAAATCAAGAATTTCTTGGCGATTATCGGATCGATTACGGTAATTAGCGCTTTGATCGTTTTTGGATTTCGGAAGAAAGTAATTGATATTTATGATCTTCAGGGTGTGATTTCCGAAGAATGAATTCACAGAAAGGAACTCTTACAAAGGGTTCTTTTCTTTCAGTTTCGCGAAATTTACAAGCGGTATTATGAGAGAGGAACAGTTAGCTCAATTGGTAGAGCAAAAGGAATAAAACCTTTAGGTTATTGGTTCGAATCCAATACTGTTTCTTTTAGCTTTTAAAAAATCCGAAAGGCGATGATATGTATGAATGCAAAGTTGTTACACCGTTCACGATTATTTGTAAAGAAAAATGCATCTACGATTCTAACAGGAATGGGAGCAGCCGGAGTAGTAGCCACTACCGTGATGGCAGTAAAGGCTACGCCTAAAGCAATGGTTTTACTAGAGGCTGCTAAAGAAGAGAAAGGAGAGGAGTTAACCAAGCTCGAAAAAGTGTATGTAGCAGCACCGGTTTATATTCCAGCAGTATTGATTGGCGCTGGTACAATCGCCTGTATTTTTGGTGCTAATGCTTTGAATAAGCGTCAGCAGGCAGCTTTAATGAGCGCTTATGCGTTACTTGATAACTCTTATAAAGAGTATAAGAAAAAAGTAGAAGACTTGTATGGCAAAGAAGTAGACGGCCATATCAAAGCGGAGATTGCCAAAGATAAGTATGAGTTGTCTGATATTTTTACAGACGAAGACGCTCAATTATACTATGACGAGTACTCAGGTAGATACTTCGAGTCTACTGCTGCTAAGGTAAAACAGGCCGAGTATAATGTTAATCGGCTCTTACGAATGAAAGGTTATGCATGCCTTAACGATTTTTATGAAGAATTAGGAATGGAACTGATTTATAGCGGATATGATTTAGGCTGGACTCCGTCATTTTTAGAGGAACATGCGTGGCAGTCATGGCTCGATTTCAACCATCAAAAAGTGATTTTAGATGATGGTTTAGAGGTTTATATTGTATCTTTCTATACCGATCCTACGCCTAATTTCTTAGACTTTGCTTAAAGGAGGATTATATTCTTGAATAACTTTAAAAGATTCTATCTCAGACACGCTGATACTTTTGGACGTGTATATTTGACTATCGCGGTAGTTAGCTTCGGTTGCTTTTGTTATGAACTTAAGCAGTATATGGACATGTAAGAACCGGATTCGCGATATCTACAACTAGTATTATGGAAGGAGTGAATGAATTATGGATTTCAAAAATATTCCTTGGAAAACGGTAATCAAATATGGAGCAGCTATTACTATGGCGGTTGCTTCAGCAGTTATGGATCAGCGAAAAGCTGAGGAATTAGATGAAATGAAAAAATTCATCAACAATCTCAAGGAGAAGGAGTCCTAATCGGACTTCTTTTCTTTTTAATCAGGTCACATATTTGAAAGGAGATAAATCATGAGCAAACCCACAGTTACAAAGTTTTTCAAAACCGTGCAGACAAAGGTTACCCAGTATAGTCCTGAGATTCTTACGGGCATTGGTATTGCTGGTATGGTCACTACTACCGTTCTGGCAGTCAAAGCCACGCCTAAGGCCATGCGACTTATTGAGGATTATAAGGAGTGCGTGCTTCTTGAAAATGAGGAGATCACACCTATCGATGCCGTGAAGGTTGCTTGGAAGCCTTATATTCCGGCAGTAGTTACAGGCGTATTCTCTACTGCGTGCCTTATCGGCGCCAACTCCGTTAACGCACGTCGCAATGCGGCTCTTGCTACGGCTTATAAGCTTTCCGAGACAGCTTTCTCTGATTACAAGGCGAAGGTAATCGAGACTATCGGCGAAAAGAAGGAACAGGTAGTCCGAGACGAGGTGGCGAAGGAGCGAGTAGAAAAGAATCCGGTTAGTAAGTCCGAAGTGATTATTACCGAAAAAGGTAATACGCTTTGTCTAGATGTTATTTCCGGTCGATATTTCAAATCCGATATTGATAAGATTAAGAAAGCCGAGAATAAGCTTAATTATCAGCTTTTGACATCTGACTATGTTTCTCTTAACGAATTCTATAACGAACTCGGTTTAGATAACACTCGAATCGGAGATGAACTTGGTTGGAATGTGGTCAATGGACTTATTGAAATTCACTTCAGTTCTACGATTGCCGAGGACGGAACGCCGTGTATCGTAATTGATTATAGCGTGGCGCCTAACCGAAACTACAATAGATATTCTTAATTCGCGAAATTTACAAGACATATTATGAGAGACAAACATTTGAAAGGAGTTTTTTAAAATGGCAAAGGAAAACGTTATCGAAATGGACATGACTGAGGAAGTCGAAAACAAAGGTTTTGTGGCTAAGGTTAAGCAGTTTGGTAAGCAGCATGGTAAGGAGATTCTCGCTGGCGCGGGTATCGTTACTGCTGCGGCAATCGGCTATCTCGTAGGCAAGAACTCTGTTGGAGAGATTCTCGAGGTCGTGGATGACTACGTTCCTGTCGAGGAAATCCTGGAAGGGTAAGTCTACTAGAGGAGGACATCTTTAACAAGGTGTCTTCCTCTTTGTTTTATGAAAAATAATTTTATACGAAAGGGTGCATACAAATGAAAACTTGCATGAAGAACGTACTTATTTTTACAGGCGGTATAGCAGTCGGTTCGATGATTGGGTCTATTAAACTCGCCGAAAAGCTTATGAGCGACGAAGATATTAGAAAGGCGATCGTTTCGGCTATTTCTGATAAAATCTCTAAATGGTTATATGATTGAGTTACCGGAGCCTAAGCTTATTAATTGATATTTACGAAAGGAATTAAATGAACACTTATATTTACAAGGGTCCTGTTATGGAATTCGATCGCTGTATTGCTGATCGTTGGCAGGGTGAGACGCGAGCCGTCTCCGAGAAGAAAGCACGAACTAATCTCGCATTTAGATATAAGAGAGAATATGGCAAAGCAAATACTGCAAAGATTACTTTGCCTGGCAAGATTACTGTAATCGAGGAGGAGATTTAAATGAGCGTTTATGAGCCTAACTCTCACCGTTCCAAGGAAGAAAAGGCTGAAACGAGAGAAAAAAGAGTAGAAAAGGTTATCAAGGGTACGGCCAAAACTCGTAAGAAGAGCGAGATTTCTAAGATCGGCGAAGTATTTATTTCTGAGGATGTTAGTAAGGTTAAATCCTATGTTCTCATGGATGTGCTTGTGCCGGCTATTAAGAAGGCCATTTCCGATATTGTTACGAACGGTATTGACATGATTCTGTATGGTGAATCTGGTCATACCAAGAAGCGTGGATCTTCTAACTATGTCTCTTATCGAGATTATAGTAGACGAGATGATCGTCGTGATCGTGATGACGAGCCTAGACGAAATAGCTTCAATTGCGAGGATATTGTATTTGAAAGTAAGGGTGAAGCACTGGCAGTTATTGACCAGATGAATGACCTGGTTGATAACTACGGTGAAGTTAGCGTTGCTGATCTGTACGATATGGTCGACCTTACCGCGCCTTACACCAGTAATAAGTATGGCTGGACTAGTGTCCGCTATGCGGAACCTGTAAGAGTTCGAGATGGTTATATTATTAAGCTTCCTCGAGCTCAAGTGCTTTAATTAAGGAGGTTTATATGATTGTAGCGCATACGGATATGAATCGTGTTGATAAATGGGATATGTCTATCGCAGATTATCCAGACAATAAACCCGATATGGTAAACCACCCCGCACATTATATTTCCAAGAAGGGCATCGAGGTTATCGATGTCATTGAAGCATTCACTGAGGACCTTAAGGGTATCGAAGCTACCGATACCGGTAATGTCATCAAGTATATTTGCCGTTGGCCTCATAAGAACGGCGTAGAAGACCTTAAGAAGGCTCGTTTCTATATCGAGCATCTCATTAATCATATTGAAAAGGAGACTAATAATCATGAATAAACTTGAGATTGTAAACAAGGCTACTAGAACCTTCCATCGTGTCGGTTTCAAGCTTAAGAAGCATAGCCCTGAGATTCTGTCAGTAGTTGGTGCTGTCGGCGCCGTCACTGGTGCTGTTATGGCTTGTAAGGCCACTACTAAGGTTGGCGCTATTCTTGAGGATAGCAAGGAACAGATTGATATTATCCATCAGGGTATGGAAGACGGTCACGTTCGTGACGTGGATTATACTGAGGAAGACGGCAAGAAGGACCTTGCTATTGTCTATGCTCAGACCGGTCTTAAGGTTGCTAAACTGTATGCTCCTGCTGTAATTGTCGGCGCTGCCGGTATCGCTTGCATGCTTGGCTCTACTAATATTCTGCGTAAGCGCAATGTTGCTATCGCAGCTGCTTATACGACTATCGATAAGAGCTTCAAGG